CTGATAATCATATCTCTAGCCAAGTTCTTATGAACTGGCTTCACAGAGACTTTGGATTTATCTACATAAGATTCCATTATACATCTGTATCAGCAACCAAGTAATAAGTAGCATCATACTCATCAATCTTAAAATTGATACGAGCCAAACCTTGCGAACTTACTTCTAATGTAGCACTTTCACATTCTTTGTTAGCTACCAACACATCTCTGAACAGATTAGCATTGAAAGAAACATTCTCAATCTTATCATAAGATTCTGTTTCTACAGGAAGAGTAACACGATTAGTGTTAATCTCAGCATAACCGATGACAATCTTTACACCTTCATCATCTGTGATTACTGTAAAGTTATCTGTATCTGTTAGAGCACCCTTACCAGCGATAAACTTTGACATAAAAGATTTATCAACTTTAATCTTTACCTCAAAATCAGGTATAGACTTTAGGTTAGGTGGTGAACTAATAACAGATAAATCTGATAACATATAGTTCACATCAGACTTTGTATCTGATATCTTCAATGATACTGCTTTGTCACCAGCTTTGGTTAGGTTCATCGATATATTTTCTGATAGAACTGAAAGCAGTTTAACAAGCTGCTCTGTGTTGTATACACCTAAATCAGCTTCATCAAAATTCCATCCTGTCATATGTAACTCTCCAAGAAGGTTCTTATCACCTGTAATGAATCTAGTAGAAAGTTTATCACCTTTACTATTAATTACAACTGATGAGCAGTTCCCACCAAGATAGTATTTATCGATAAAACGATTCAATGAATGTTTATTCATTTATTACTCCTTATTTATTAATTGATATATACATATATATCAAAGTTATTTGTCAAAATCAAAAAAATCTTTCCATAGATGTTTTTTTATTTACAGGCTCATTCCATTTTAATGTGTCGTAAAACATCATTATCTTTTTCTCTAACATCTGAGCATACATCTTTTTATAATCTATATTCTTTTTAATAAACTCTATAATTTGTGGTGGGTCTTCATAACCTTTATACCCACACGACTCTAACCCCAACTCATTTTGTTTAAGATAAACCCACCTAATCTTTTCAGAGTTACTTATCTTCTCATATTTTTTACCAACACCAAAGTGACCTAACAAATCATTATAAGTTATAGCAGCTTTTACATGCGCTGGAGAACCTTTAGCAAACTGAGTAAAGTTTCCATTCTTACCTGAACTATATTTTTTTAGGTTTTTTACACCTGTTGGCATTGCTATTCTATCGAAGTCTACTAATTTCATAGACTCTTTGAAGTTTATTATTCTTTCATCAATCTTATCTTTAGGTACAGTTGCAAGAATATCTTCCAACACATCTTTCAGTAACTCACCCATAGCCTTTGGAAAATTACTACGAACTAAGTCTAATCCTTTGACATGTAGTTTGTTTACCTTTACTCCATTGTCATTGATAATCTTCATACCATATCTTTTCTTTACAATAAACAAACCACTCTTAGCAATCAATTCCTGCTTTATCTCAAATCTGTGTTTATCTAAATTCAAAAATCTTTTGGCAAAGTAATCGTAAGACTTATTTAGAAAGTCTTGCATCTCATCAGCTACATCTAATATCCTCTTACTCATCATCGTTTCACTATCGTAGTCCATAGTAGGAAATCTCTTCTTAATCAATGGAAGAGCTGAATAGAAAACTGAATCAGTATCTATATAGATACAATAATCTTCATCAGTACTCAACTCTTTGTTGTAGAAATGATTACCAATCTTCTTGGTAAACTTAATTAGTTCTTGACCTGTGAGTGTGGTAGCCTCAGCATTATCCAAATCGTAGAATCGAAATACAGGCAAACCTAACACACCATAGAGGGAGTTTAGAACCACCTTCTGTATTAGCTGACGACTTTTGAAGTATGTATACTTTTCGTTATCACCAGCATCACCGAACTTCTTCATCAACTTTCTATACTCCACACGAGTATCAAACCACTTCTCTAGTAGGGCTGGAATCAATCCTTTCTTATCACTACGATATAGAACACCATTAGAAGATACTGAAACTTTATTTTTATCAAAGAAATCTTTTAGTTCTGTCTCAGTAAGTTTACCCATCTCTTTATCATTTTGTACAAGAGTATATGTCTTTTTAGTTCCTTTCATAAACTCTTCCACATCCCAACCTTTTAACTTACCCATCTTAGTTTCTGGTGAGATATTGAGAGACATAATAACTGATGGATACATAGATGTAATATCTAAATCAAATACCCAATCGTGTTTACCTCTTTGTGGCTGCTGTACATAAGCACCAGCAAATTTTTCATCATTATCTTTTACCACTCTAGGTGGTTTATTTGGTGCGACTATACCCAATTTTTTCAGATAAACTAATATAGCACCCTCTAAGTAACGTGATGAAAAGAAAACATCTTCATAGGGAACATGACCTACATGACATACACCCCTAGCCATATCAATAAAGTCTAACTTATCATGCAATCTCTTTACAAGTCTAACATCATGAATGTTATACTCAACAAACTTATCTATATTGTTTTCATACAAATCATTAAGAGTTCCACTATACTCTACTTTCTTTTCACTAAGTTCATGTTCTGCTACAGCATCTAATCTATATGAAGATAGTTGGGTGTATGTAAATAATCTGTATAGAGCTAAATAATCTAAACAACTGACTCCAGCAAACATATATCTCTTACGATGTTTGTTCCACTTTACTTCCCTTATCGGTGAAATTAAATTAGCTATATTAGAACCAACAACCTTACAAGCTCTGTTATATAAATACGGCATATCGAATGAGTCTGAGTTCCAACCTGTTATAATAGTTGGTTTCCAATCTAAATACTTTAGAAAAAATCTTTGTAGTAAATCAAACTCATTATCAAAAGATTCGATAATCACATTATCTTTTGATTGTAAAGTAAGTTTCTTCTTCTCATCCAACACCAAACAATAATACTCATCCTCTTCTGAGTTATGAACTGCTATTGCAGTTATCTTATCTTTGGAATCTTCAGGATATGGAAAGCCATCTGTTACTTCAACCTCAATGTCGATTGTCATAATACGATGACCTGTGGATAATTCTTCTGAATCAGAGTATTGGTCGACTAAAGTACGAGTCTCAGGTGGAACATCTGACTCCCATAAATTTGGTGTTTCAGGATTAAATCTAAAAACCTTCTTTAGTTTGTCTCCATATAAAGATATATGAGTTCCAGCTCTGTCTTTTACATAAGCATATTTTTTATAAGGTATAACAAAATAACCTTTTTCATCATCCCAAATATGAACTGATTGTTTTCCATTGTCGTAGTAAATATTTTGATACATTTAGATTATAAAATCCCCATTTTCGATATGTAAATATAACAACAAAACACTATATGTGTCAAGCTTTTTTTGATAAAAATGGGGGGAAATTAATCCCCCCAAATTATCATTTTAGAAATTGACAGATAGTCCTACATTGAAATGTCTTGGTGTACCCAAGAATACTTCAGCGTTATGAGCTGCGTGAACTTTGTCACCAAACCCATTGTACTTACTATTGTCAACAGCGTCTTGGATGTAAACATCATCAAGAACGTTGAATATATGACCACTAAGTGTCATATCTAAACCAGCGATTTCTGGCAGTTTGTAAGATAGATGTAAATCTAACTTACCGTAAGATGGAGTCTTCCATACTTGTGCTCTGTCAGCATCACCATCAACCTCACGAGAATCAGGACTCCAATCTGAATAGTGGTTATCATACCATTTATACAAACCTTGTATTCTTAATCCATCGATAGGTTTAACAGTTAATCCACCAACATAAGAAGTCTGTGGCATGTCTCCAATCTTTAGGTTGTTAAGAGCGTATTCATACTCTGTAGAAGTCTGACCGATAATCTGACCATCTTCATTGTATTCCATCTCTGTATAATCACCTGATGCATCTCCATCGAAATACCAATCACCAACACTTACAGCAATATCTAAGTCAACCATATCGTGTAAAGCGACTTTAGATTCAACTTCCACACCTGAGTGTGATTGATTTACACCTGTAAGATAGATGATGTCTGTATCACCTGAAGAACCTTGACCTGTAGTTACAGATTTAGTAAGGTTTCTATCTTGCCATTGAGTGTTATAGTAACTACCTTTAACAGATACTTTGTCACTATTATACTCACCACCGATTTCCATAGATGTGAATTTCTCATTGTCTGGATCTGTAGATACATTTCCATCATAATCAATCACATTATCTAAGATTGGTGGTTTTTGAACATACCCAATGTTAGCGAATGCTGATAGTCTATCGTCAAGATTATATCTACCACCACCTTTTACTTGAAAGGTTGTAATAGCATCAGCCTCAACAACTTCTTTTTCTACAGAGAAGTGGTCTTGATAAGTATAAGCGATAGTTGAAACACCACCCATACCATAAAGATTAAATTTCTCTGTATCATACTGACCTTGTAAGAATCCACCTATCCAATCAACTGTGGTTTCATTGTGGTAAGCGATGATATCACCTAGTCCAACAACTTTACCATCAGGAGCATTGTCATCAGCAAAGTCTACATAGTAGTCTCCACCAAGTAGGTCACGAACCTCACGAGCGTGTTCGATACCAGCAGTTCTCCAATCAATACCAACTTGAAGTTCAAGTTCATCTGACACATCATAGTTTAATTTAGAAATCAAACCATAGGTGTTTTGTCTATTGATTGAATTACGAAGAATACCAGTTGAACGATTCTCAGAATCAGAGAAAGCAGAATCTACATTAGCAGAGTTCTGTGCAATCTCTCCATCCCAATCCCACATCCAAGGTGAGCTAGCCCACCAACTGTTTCCTTCTATGGCTGGTGTTCTACTGACACTACCATAAGTTCCTGTTCCACCACCTGAACCACCACTCCAATAAGCAACAGAACTTAATCTAAGTTCATCACTTATATCATAGAAATGATTTAGGTTTACAAGTGGTTTATGGAAGAAGTTCTCTCTTTCATTTAAGAAATCAGAACT